AGTTGACAGAATATTTGCCAGCTCTGATTCTGCATCAAGACCATGAATCGCTTTCAAGTCTTGTGCAAGCTCAAGGCTGTACTCTGCTTTCAACGCACGTGTTTTCGCTGAAACAGTTGCTTTTTCAATGGTGAAACCCATTTCGTTGAAGTTAGGATTAGTTGTTCCAAGTCCTTCGCCGTCTGCTGTTGGCATACCACCGCCAAAGCCATTGGTTACACGGTCGTTATCTAGTGTACTATCTGCACCAGCATCTGTTACACCAGAAAGACCTGATGGTCCAGCTGAACCTTGAGTTGCTGAAGAATCACCACTGAAAGTAGTATCTGCTTCATTAAAGAGTGCTTCAGTTGAACTTGTTGAACCAGCACCATAGCGTGACTTCATTGCGAAGATCAAACCAGTTGGGCCAGTCATTGGCTGAACACCACATACATCATATGCCATCATATTTGGCATTGCACGACGTACAAGAGAAATAAGGATTGGATCCCAGTTACCTACTGAACCAGTATTGTTTCCTGGTGATTCTGCCAAGAAACCAGCTTCAGCTTGACGTTGCTCAGCAAGAGCTTTTTCTTGGTTTTCAAGAACAACAGCTGTTACTGATCTTCTGTAAGAATCATCAATTCTACCTGCTGATTCTTCATTGAGCACTGGTGCCCATTTCTCCGTGAGATTTTTATATGTATTAGACATTTTCTTTTGTCCCCTTAAATTATTGTGTTCTCAAAGCTGATAAGTATCTACTCATGTTACTTGAAATTTCAGTTTCATCTATTTCTTCTTCTTCAACAGTTTCATTAACCATTTCTACTGGTGTATCTACAGGCTTTGTAGATTTTTGACCAAAGTATGATTCTTTAAGTGTTGCAATTTTTGAAATAAAATCTTCTTCGTTATCAAAGTCAACGCTTTCAGCTAGATTTCTAAGCTTTTCAACTTGTGTTTCTGCTAAATCTTTTGAAGCTTCGCGGATGCAAATTTCTTTCTTCATTGATTTTACAGATTCTGACATTGAAATGTTTTTCTCGGTCTGTGAATTCAATTGCTTTTCAAGTTCTTCAACTTGTTCTACAAGATCGTCCACTAGATCGATTTTGGATTCTGGAACTTCAATATAAGATTCAGTAAACAGTTCTTTCAGATTGTTCATGAATGTTTCTGCAATTTCAGTTCTCAAGCCTTTTTCTACAGCCAGCTTGTTTTCTTCCATCCAAGTTTCAACAACGTAGTTTAGATAGCTGTCGATTTTTTCAACAAGCTCTCCACGTGTTTCGTTGAGACCTTCTTCGATTTCAACTGCCATTTGTTCTTCAAGTGCAGCAACTCTTTCCGCCATTTGAGCATCCATCTCTGCTTGTTTAACAGAAACATACTCTTGTACTTTAGAATTAACAGCAGCTTCAAAAATAGTAGCAGCTTTATGTTTAAAGCCTTCAGCCAATCCTTCTTCGTTTGCAATCAACGCTTCCAGATCCTGTGAGTGGTCTGAAGTAATGATCTCATCTTCGAGTTCAATTTCTTCACCCATCATGCTTTTATAAGATGCTTGCAGATCTTCTTTCTTCATCTTATTCATTTTATTATACATGGCGTTAACCATGCCGGCTTTTGTTTTTGGCATTGGCTCTGAGTTTGACTTGTCGCCTTTCCGTTTTGGAGCAGCTTTAGTCGCATCACCTGCAGCATCTACTGATGCAACAGATTGAGCTTCTGCATTCTTAGGATCATGAGCCTCATCCACAACTTCCGCTGCTTCATCGAGTTCAATATCCTGGTCTTTTACTTGATCAGTCATGTTTGACTCCTCTTTTATTTGAGCAACGAGAGGAAATTCTTAAACTCACGTTCCTGTACTAAATGCAAGTCAGCACGCGGAGCTTTTCTAATTTCAGTCTCAATTTCTTCAATATCCTGAGTTTCTTCTTCAATTTCTTCAACATCCTCTTCAATAAGGTGCTGAGGTTGAATCACACCATTGTTCCAAACCCACTCTACGCCTTCCATTATCCCATTAACGAATGCTTGCGGAGCAGATGGATCTTGTACAATGTCGACAGTTGCTAAATGAAAATCTTCTTTAACATACATTGTCCCATTACGATTCTCAAGACTTCCCATACCACGAGTTGAAACGCCTAGTTGAACACCACCATCGAGGAGACCTTTTACAATGTTTCCCATTGGAGTATCTAATATAAGCGCCTTTCCCATCACATTATTACCGTCCCAATTAAGTTCGGTGATGCGATGTGAAACCTTATCTAAGTTAACAGTTGGACCATCTGGATGATTCAGTTCTCCAACTGCTCTCTTAGTTGCAACCTGTTCAGTTGCAAATTTATGTACAGCAGACTCCAAAATTTCTCTTGGATATATTCTGCCGTTTCTATTCTTACTTTCAGCTTGTGCGAAGATACCTTCAATCACATAGTTTTTCTTTCCTGATTCTGTATCCTCAGTAATATAAGATAATTGATGATCGTTATATTCCGCAATAAGCTTCATAGTTCTATCCTTTATATTGCTTGACGAATTCCTTCGCCATTTTTTCAGCTTCTTTTTCCGAAGCATAAGTATCGAGATGATCTCCGTCTACCATAGCCTTAAATTTATTTCCAGCCTTAACAATCTCTATAGAGATTCCTTTAACTTTCATTTTTTTAGATTCTTCTAAATTGGCTTTTAATTGTTTAAACGACTTCATCTTCTTCTACTTCGTTATCTATTTCCATATCTACTTCTGTATCAATTTCTTCAGGTGCATTATTATAAATTCTATCTGCTATTTCTATTCTTTTATTATCAATTGCATCTGTCATTTTACTAGAAACTAGATCATTAAAAATATTTGAAGAACTAATAAAATCCTTATCTTCAATAGCTGATATCATTGCTTCTATAGGATCTATTTCAGATTCTTCTTCTGTATTAATATCTTCTTCTGCTGTTGTATCAATGGTTTCAATTTCATCATCTTCTGTATTTAATTCATCATTCATAATTATTTCTCCATATTTTAGATTATTTATATAAATTAGGTTTTTGACTTTTATTTAGTAATCACCTGCTACAGCAAAAGCTGAAGGATATCTTCTTTGTGTAGTACCATCTGATTGATAACCCCAAACAATTCTTATAGCACCATCTCCACCCTCTTGGCCAAGTCCTAACGTATCATCTTCAAGACCACCGCCGCCTGCACCAGGTGATGCTGCTTTTCCTGAATTGTTAGTAATTGAACGACCTGTTGCAACGGTAATAGATCCGAGACCAGAAGCTGGTACTAAAACATTACCTGGAAATCCAGCTGAATATGTAGATCCATGTCTACTAGATGAAACTCTTGGATCAGTACTTCCGGTTGTTGATCCACTATTACCTTGTCCAAATATACCAACAGCACCACCACTTGAAACAACCCTTACATAACCACTATTACTCTGTTCTCCTCCAGCACCAGCGCCACCTACACCATCTGTTTGAGTAGTACTAGTTGCAAAACCTGCTTGTCCGTCACCTCCCGTGCCCGAACCTGCTCCACCATAACCACCAGCACCACCACCTCCGCCGCCGCCAGAGTTAGAAACACCATCACCTCCGTCACCCCCAACACCACCACCACCTTGTTGTGTTCCGGTATATGAACCTCCAGAACCTCCGGTATAACTAATAACATTATTTGATCCATAATTTGTTATTCCGCCATCACCACCATATGCTCTTAAAAAGTATGTTGTGCCTTGTCTTATATAAGTATCTCCTCCATTACCTCCATTAGATATACCTGGCGAAGTAGAACCTCCATAGCCGCCTACGCCTACATTACAATAAAAAACTGAACCAGGCGAGACTGTCCAATGTCCCCATACAGCACCTCCACCGCCGCCTCCAGAAGATGTTGGACCAGAAACACCATCATTACCTCCACCGCCGCCACCTGCTCCTACACAAAATGCAGATATTTCTGTTACTCCTGAAGGAACGGTAAAAGTAAACTCTGTTCCCAGAGTGATATTTGTATTATTTCTATCATAAATAGCAGATTGTACTAGTAGATCATAACCTTGATTTCTAAAATCACTAAAACTAATTGTACCAGATGTAGGAATACCGGATGTAACTACAGTATTAGTATCAACGTTTCCTGCTGTGACAGCAGTTTGAACATTTGTTCCATTTCTATAGTATTCAGATAAACTCATTGTAGGCGGAGACTGATCTTCAAAAACAGCTTCTATGTCATTATTAAATGATAGTGTTCCTGTACTTGGCACAAATGGCATTATATTTTCCTTTCAAGTTTTTCAACTTTTTCAGAAAGTTCTTTTATAGCTTCAATAAGAACACCTACTAAATTACCATAAGCAACAGATTTAGTACCCATTTCGTCTTCTGCCGTATTTACAACTTCAGGTATTATTTTTTCTATCTCTTGAGCAATAACGCCTATTCCACTCTTTTTATTTTTAGTAAATGAAACACCTCTTAATTTATTAACAAGATATAATGCATTATCTATGGTTTTAACATCGGTCTTCAATCTTTCATCTGAAAATGCTGATATATCATCAGCTGCAACAACAGCACCTGCTGCACTTACCGTAAATGTATTAGCAAGGGTTCCGTTTAAATTTAAGCCACCATCATTTGTAATTTCTAACTTAGTATTTCCACCAGAGTTTGATAATGTAACTGAAGAACTTGCTGTTTGAGCTTGTATATTATCGGTTTTAACAGTAGTGTCAATTGATAACTCTGTATTATCAATAACCAAACCCATGTTTGCTTTAATATCTAAACTAAATTCGTTGCTTACAGATAGATCCAATCCATCACCTGCGGTGTAAGTATTTCCTGCATCACCCGGAATGAAGCTAGAAGATGAACTTTGATAAATCAAAACTTGACCATCAGTTATGCTTGATGTGCTAACATCTGTAAGATCATTCATAGCTAACGAAGCTGCAACATCACCTGGTACAAAGTTCGATCCATCCCAAACTAGTGCTTGACCATTTGTTGGTGCTGTTGTAGTTGTATCTACATCACTTAAATCATCAATACTGGATGGTATATCAAGTAAATCGCTTAGAGCTGCATTTCTCCAAGCATTTTGACCTCCACCAACAGGATAATTTGGTCCAACCCAAGCTAAAACTTCTTCAAAAGCCACACCACCTACATCCAGATCTGTAATATCGTGACCGTTGAAAGCTAGTTTACGCGTTGTAAAGTTTGTCCCGTCCCATGCAGGAACATGTCCTACGTGATTAAGATTTCCAAGAGTTACATCATGGCCAGTATTACTATTTGATGTGTTAGTCGAATTACCATCAGTTAAGTCATTAAATGCTATATTTGCAAAATCACTACTATCAACTCTTATTATAATTTTATCTGTTCCACCAGTACCAACTGAAATTTTTACCGCACCCTGCCCTTCAATTATAACATCTTCTGCAGAACCACTTTGTCCATTAGCTTGAGTATCTAATCTAATAACCGGATCATTATTAGCATCAGTTGCACTCATTAAATATTGACCTGCTACTGTAGCATTACTTGTAGATTGTATATGACCAAATTTATCAACTGTAATATTTTGTATAACTGTTTGACCACTATTATTTGTTGCAACCGTAGTGCCAGAACCTGTAGCACCATGATTAACTTGTATGGTTTCTGATGTTGAACTATTTGTAGTAAATGAAGTTGTAGAACCAAAAGAAATACCACTATCTCCATTAGTTTCAAAAGATATTGTTTCATTATTAATTTGTTCAATCTGGACTATTGCACCAATAACCAGTTCACCATTCGATTCTTCTACTAAAATTCCGTCCTTAGATTTAATTTTTAGTGTTGTATTTTCTCCACTATCGGGTCCTTCGTGTATTAAGTTAAAATCGACTATATTAGTAGGATTTAAAATCGGTGTTGCAAAATTAGTTACGTAGGTAGTATTGGGGTGGTGCATACTAGCTGCACTTATAGTTATTTGTCCATCATCAGTCCCTTGTGGACCTCTAGAGGTAATACTCATACCACCATCACCTACAAATCTTATAAATTGTGATGAAGTGTTTCCATCGGCATCAGTTTCTGTAAAAATAATTTTTTCATAACTATCAGCTTGAAGTGTAGAAGTAATTTGTAAAGCAGCTGCACTAAAATCAAGAGTAGTTGTACCGGCTCCATTACTATCTACATCAACTTCTAAACCATTTGCTCCAGTAACTAATAAATTAGTTGTAGTAACTCCGGCAACAGGACTTGAATCAATTAAAGTTATAAATTTTTGATTCCCGTTTTCTGTGGCTGTTATTCTGCTTACTGCTTGAAGATCAATTCCAGATATTGTAATACTATTACCATTAGTTTGTGATATTGAAATACCTTCAGTTCCTATAAATGCTACTTGATCATCTGTTGCATTATTATTAATATCCGTTTCTCTTAAAATTAATTCTGCACCATTAGATAAGTTATCACTTAAAATATTATAATTTTTTACTAAATCTGAAGCATCGACTGTAATATAATTTGAGTCTCCACTTACATTAATTCCGTTTGTGCCTCTAATATTTACTATTTCACTTCTTTGAATTCCGTTTGAGTCAATGTTTAATTTAACTTGACCTAATGCACCACCGCCTGCAGAAGTTAAAGAATACTTACTCTGTAATCCAAATACTGTTTCTTGAGTAAGTGTTGATGTTATTGCAATAGTATTAGCTCCGTCGTCGTAGACAACCGATATATCGTCATCTCCAGACATAATACTACCAACTGCATCTTGTGCTCTTTCATCAGTAAAATAAAGATTAGTAGAACCTTCGGGCAAACCGTCAGTATTAGTAATGCCGTCAAATTTAAGGGTTTTATTTGCTTGATCTACTGTGATATTACCTATACCACCGCCGTTAGCATCATATGAAGTATTAGCATTATTATTTTCATATTTTAATGCAAGAAAAACTCTTGCCGAATCAAAATAAAGATTTAATCCTGAAGGTCCTTCTGGTACATCATCTGTTGTTAGCCCAGTCTGTCTACCTGTTGATCCGCCTATTTCTGTTGGTCCTGTTCCAGCATTAGCAAAATTAAATATAACGGAACCGTCTTCCATAACAGCAAATATTGCATCATTAACAGTAGTTGCTTCTATTAGTGGTTCTTTATTTGAAAAGATACCAAAAAAATTATCCGTTTCATTATCATTTTTATCTATAAAATTAAAGATGCTTTGACGTGAAGCTGTAGCTATACTATTATCGCCTTTACCTAAAGAATAGCCTAGATCGAATAATTCAAATGCTAATGAATCTTTATAAATTCTAAAGTCTTGTACATCAAGATCACCTCCTAATTGCGGTGTTTGATCATATACTATATGTAAATTTCCTCTATGAAAATTAATAAATCCGTTCTGTAAAACACCATCTATATCCGGAACTTCAAATGCTATCTTATCATTTAAATCATCTCCAACTCTGATAACTAATGTTCTTTGAGAATCTTCTTCTGAAGTAAGATATATTCTAGCACTATCTTCATTAATACCGGTAGAAGTAAAAGAAGTTTCCTCAAAAGCCATGCCCTTACGTCTACCTTCTGTAAGCATAAGAGTTTGATTAATTTTTGTATTATGGTTTTCATCTATCCATGCTTCTTTTTTTCCATTCCAAGCCGATAAAGAATTTGGCTGTTCTGGACCATAAGTATGGAAAGTTCCTCTTGTAATATGAAAACTTAAATCTGCATGTGGTGATAGTGATGAATCTCCAGAAGTTGTTTCATGTGATCTAGGAGTTTCGCTTCCAGTTTTTTGAAATACTGCTGCATAGGGATTTCTAATTGGAAATTTTGGTGCATTATAAAATTTCATTAAACCTTGACTTAATGCTGCAGTTTTTAATTTATCATTTACATTAGAAATCCAAGCGTCATAAGAAGTTATTGCTCCAATTTGACCATTAGACATATTGTTTATAGCATCTGCTAGTAATGTGGAATTAGCAGAATCGCCATGAGTATCATAAGTATTAGAAGAAATTTTAGTACCATCATTTCCAAATATAGTGAGATTCAAACCTCTACCATGGCCATGGTAACCATTTAAAAAAATTGGATTTTCATCAAATTCAAAATAATCAGGTTCATTATTAATATAAAGATATGCTGGTGAATTATTATTTAAACCTGTGCCTCTTAGTTCAATATATTTACCTAAAAAGTCTCTATTTAAATCTACTTCCTGTATAAGTTTATATGTATTATCTGGATCTTTCCAAAATAGTGTCTTAGTTCTTTCATTATAAAAGAATCTTCCTGTTTTCATAATATCGCTAACACCAACACTACTATCCAAAGCATAATAGCCCGCATTTTCAACTAAAACTGGTACTGTAGGATAATTTCCTTCTGTTAAATTTCTTTCGGAAATATAAGTATAAACTATATCATTTTTTAAATCAAATATATACTTTTCAGGATCTTCTGTTTCAAATGCTATATCTGATATAATAACACCACTCTGCCCTTTAACACCAAAACCATAAGAAGTTTCTGCATTTAAAAATGGTGCAAGAAAAGTTTTGCCGTTAGCAATTGCTTTTTCAATATCTAATTCAATTCCAGTTCTAAATTCAAAATTTTCAATATTAGTATCACCAAACTGATTTGTTACAACACTTATTACATTTCCAACCTTTTCTGCAAAAACAGTTGTCTGACCAGAAGAAACCCAATCGCTTGTACTTTCACCTTCAAAATTTGGTGTAACAGGTGCCGGTGCAGATCCTCTTGATACCCAATCAAAATCAAAATAGTATGCATCTTTTTGACCAAAATTATAAACTAAACCCCATGAAGGAGGTTCTGTAATTATTTGTCCAGTTTCTAAATAATCTCCATAAGTTTGTAAAGTTCCTTTAGGTCTTCTGAACGCACTAATTGTATATTCTTTTCCCCGTATTTTTAATTGAGCAACTACTAAAAATATAGGAAAATCAGTAGGTGTGGTTGAATTAAACGTTGCTTTTACTCTATAAGTATCATATCTTTTAGGAGATATAATTCCAGAAAAAGCCGTTGTAGCAAAATCGCCATATATTGAATTTGTTGTTTCATCATATCTTAAAACTTGAGCATCAGAATCTAAAAGTTGAGCATCAGAATCAGTAAGTGGAAATGTAACTCCTTGATCATAAAGATGCGAAAATCTACTAAACCGATCATAATATATGTACTTAGCATTAGAATCCATAGACTCTAATTCTGTATCAGGAATATAATCTTTTTCCTCTGCCAAAGTTTGTTCATCTATTATAAATCTTCCGGTTTTTAATGCATAATCTAAATAATAAGATTCTGCTGATTCTGCAAAAGATAAAAACTGACCGTCTCTCCCAGTTGATATAATAGATAAAAGAGGATTATTTTCAATAATTTGTTCTGAATCTACTATCTCAAATAAACCAGGTTCTATTTTCCATAATTTTAAATTACTATCATAATATATTCTTGCATTACTATCATTAGACCATTTTAATCCATCACTGTCTAAAATATACTGATTTACATTTATAGCTTTTGCTGTAACAGTACCATCTTCATCAATTAAAAATATTGCATTATTTCTATTAATTGAATCACTATATGCATTTAAATTATTATATAAAGCCCAATAATTACTATCTTCACTATTATTCACATCTAAAAAATTATGAATAGATTGAACTGAAGTTAGAGCTATACTATTATTTCTATCTGTTGGTTCATCATAGTCTAAATCTAATACATTACCACTATTTTCTGATCCTATACCTATTATTTTATTAGAATCTATATTAAGATTAGATAAAATAGATATATCACTATTAATATTTGCAGATAACAAATCTGTTAATATTTTATTAGTTGTAACATTAGTAAAATAAGCAGAATCGCCTTCTAAGAGATTTACATATGCTAAGTGTCTAATATGTGCAGAGTCAACCCTCATCCCATTAATATAGGCAGAGTCTATAGTAAGACTTCTTGTTGGTTCTCCGAAATCTGATTCAAATAAAGTTTCTGGTAATACATCCAAAAATTCCACAGGAGGATTACCATTTGCATATATGGTAAAAAATAAATCGGAACGATTAGTTTCTATCCAATTTCCTCTTTTTAAATTTTCTTCTGATGTTGCAACAACTGTAGATAAAACAAAGTCATGAGGTCTTAAACCATCAAGTTGTAACATAGTATTTAAATCTATGTATAATCTAATTTTCTGATTTGATGTAAATATTCTTTTTTCTGGAGGATTTAATCCAGTTTGAATTGCAGATGAATTTGGATAAAAACTATATCCAGGTAATTCATTAAGTTCAAAAAACCAACCACGAATATATTCTGGATTTGGTGATTGTTCTAAATCTACAGAAAGATCAATCCAGACTGTATCAAAATCAATCGTTCTTGTTATAATACTTGGCGAACTAGACGGATCTAGTGTTCCACTTTGCCCTTTATTTGTTGTATAGGTTATTAAATCATACATTATCTAAAAACTTTGAGCTATGTGTTATCAGATTCAATATTATCTATCTCATCTGCTTTTTCTTGATTTTCATCATCTACGTCTTGTTCCATTTCTTTCATTTCTTCTTCGGTAAACTTTAGAACATTTCTCATAACCCAATCTTTAGTATAATATTCTCCAACATACTGTTGCATCATATCAAGAGTTTGAATTCGATCTTTTAATATTTCACTTTCTTTAGATTCTGCAAAATAATTATCTCTTGCATAATCAATTTTAAAATGTATTTTGTGATTATCCCAATCAGAGTCGGTAATGATCTTTTTTAAAATAAGCTGTTTTTTTAAGATTCCTAAGAATAAGTGACTAAATTTTTTACGAAGTCTATCAATAAATTTTTGAAATTTAACTTCGTCTCTTGATATTTCTGTTGAACGTCCGAGAGAAAATTGTGCTTCCTGTTCTAATCTATTAATAGGAACGTTTAATGCACGATAAACACGTTTTTGGAAATAAACTATGTCATCTATCTGACCAAGATTTTCTCCTCCTGGTAAAGTAGAGATTTCAGTACCTCTACCACCTTCTCTACGAGGTAACCAAAAATCTTCCAACATAGACATATGTTTACGGTCATCTCTTAGTTCTCCATTTTGAGCGTCATATACTAATTTATTACGATATTTGGTCATAATATTTTTCATGTATTCTTCAGCTTTACCTTTTGGTAAGTTACCTACATCAATATAAAAAATTCTACGTTCTGGTGCTCTAGCAAGTCTATAAATGACAAGCGAGTCTTCCATCATTCTTAACTGATTAATTGGTTTAATACATTTATGTAAATGAGATACTACTTTTTTACGAGTTTCATCTAATAGTCCTGATGTTACATAACTGATAGAATCAAGAGTAAACTTTACTGCTTGTCTTTCTTGACCTGGTCTTTCTTGATAAACATAATACTCTTTTACACTTTCTATAATATCCGCATTTGTAAGAGGGTCTTTTTTCTTTTTTACCTCTTTCATTTTACGAATTTTTAAAGCGTCTATAAATCTAATGTCCTGTATTCCAGCTTTTTCATTTTTTTCATCAACTACTAAATGATGATATAATCTACCATCAATATACCATCTTCTAAATATATCGTGTCCGTTTTCTGAAAAATTTAACATACCAAGAATATTTTCAAATTCTTCTTGTATTTGTTTTTTAACATTTTCTGGAAATTCAACATCTTCAAGTGTAAGACTAATAGGTTCTATATCTTCATCACCAACAATCGCTTCATTAACAATATCTTCAATAGCATTATCTACTTCTGGATGTACTGCAACACCACGATATTTTCTTATCATCTGATAATTATCTTTTGCAGAACTTCCGTCTATATCTAAATATTGACCAAAATGACTACCGGAAGCAGTAATATAACCAGCACCATCATCATCGGTTTGAGGAACAACCGATTTAATTTTCTGCTGTGCTTTTTCAGATGAGTTAGCCCTTTTGATTTCAAATCCAAAAAGCTTAATTGAATTATCTGCCATAACTATCCTTTAACTATATAAAGGTTAGGGGAATTTTTCCCCTAACCAAATTATATTTATTCAACTTTTAAGTAGTTACTGTAGACCCATCAGGAGTAATACTCTCCCAATATTGAAGTTGGAACTCCACACCAAATTCTTCAATAGTATCTACATTTTCATAAGATAGATCAATTGAAGAAATTGCCGTTGGGAAAATACCTCTAAATCTGTATTCATATAGAACAGAAGCATCTTTATCCAACTGCTGTACTGCAGCATCAACTTGATAATCTGCTGGATTAGTAAGACCAGTATTTGCTTGATGTGCATTTATACCATTCATCCACTGTTCCATTGACTGTCTAATTTTAAAATCAGTGTCGTTAATAACAGTAACTGTCCATGGCTCAAATACTCTATCTCCAGCTATCTGCAATTGACGCCCTCTATATGGTACTGGAATTGTTCCCATAGTTGAAGCCGGCATCTGAGCAGCTTTAATTAAGAATGATGCAAGTTCAACGTCCCCGGTAACATAAGCCGGGAAAGTTAATATTACTTGAAAGAGATTTGGGCGTGCGCCTCCACCTCTAAGTTTTGATTTAAAATCATTTACGCCTAAAATTGCCATTTTTATATACCCCTATTATACTGCGCCGACGACTTCTTCAAAAGAAACGCCAGATCTTACCGCTACAAAATTAAGAGTAATGAAGTTGATCGATCTTGCGGGTTTAATGAAGATATTTGCTATGAACTGATTTGTGTCAACTATTTCTGGTGTATTATTAGTTTCATCACACACAAGTTTAAAATCAGTAATACCTCTTCTGCCCTGAATATTTCTAAGAACTGGTTCTACAATATTTACAAACTCAGCTCTTGTAAATTCATCATTGAATTCAAAGAGAATATTTTGAGCGGCCGAAGATATTGCTCTTTCGAGAGTAAGGAACAATCTACGAACATTAATTCTATCAAATGCAGAAGGTCTTGATAGATGAGTTTTATCACCATATAAAGTAATTCCTTGCCCTGGAATATTTGCAATTGGATTAAATCCAGCTTTATATAGTTCATCTCTATCAGATTTATCTGGGTTATATGCCAGAGATGTTACACCAAAGTATCTTCCTCTTCTTGTTCCAGCGGGTGAAAACCAAGGTGCTGTATCATTATCTGAAGCTGCCATAATACCAGCAGTTGAAGCTGCAGCAGGTATGAAGATATATCTATCATTAAATTTATCATATACCTTAAGATAATTTGAATCTGCAAATAGATATGAACTACGAGTAAATACATTACTAGATTGTGCAGCAATAATATCTGTTCTAGGATTAGCACTTCCTATTATTGCAGCTCTGTTTGGAGACGTAACAACTACACAGTCTTTTCTATCGTTTTCTGCAATAGATACCATATTGTTTACTACAGTTTGTTGTTCTGATGCACTACCCATACCTGGAGCAATTAAGAAATCTACAGATATATTATTTGGATCATTTACTGTTGCAAATGCTGTTGCATATTCAGCAGAACTTATACTTCCCGAATTTGAACCATTTACAAGACTTGTAGAATGTGTTAAAACTCCGGGCCCTGCATAATTTTTACCATTAGTTGTTGCAGTACCTGCATTTGAACCAAATGCTGCTGGCATTTTAGCAATCCAAATATAACTTGAACTTTTAGCAACAACATCAGGTGCATAATTTACCGTACCCTGTTCTGTTTTTGCATTTGATGCAAGAGATAAGAATGGGAAAATTTCAAGTACTCTATTGGGAACGCCAGTAAATTCACCATCTTCATCAATTACAACAACATGAACTTCATCATTTGAAGCACCTCTATCGGCTGCAAATTGTGATGTTCCTGGAGCTCCAGTAAAATATGAACTTAAATTAATTGTTTGACCAGCGCTTGCAGTATAAGTCCAGTTAGTGAAATCTGAATCATTAGCACCACAATAGCAAACTTTTAATGAGTTTCCTAGTTCACCAGGCCATTTAGCAATGGTAAGATGATTGTTGTTTGCATGACCTGATTTGTCTGCATCCCAACCATCACGATTTTCTACAACAGGTAATGTTTCTGGTGTGTTTGTGGCATCATATGCATTAATTGCAACCGTTTCTCTTCCGCCTCCAGTAATTGTAAATACTGGTGGAGTATCGTATCTATAGGTAATATTACCTTGACCGTCTGAATCATTAAGTACAGTAATTGAATCAATTTCATCATTTACTGCGTCATAAACTACAGTAAATACTGGAGTTTCGCCAGAATCTGGTGCTGAAATTGTAACTGTTGGTTCAGAAGTATAACCGCCATTTGGTGCTACAGAAACTGCAGTAATAATACCATTTGCGGTTGTTGCAGTAAGTACTGCTGGAATTTGTGCTCCGCCAGTAGCTGTAGATTTTGTGATTGCTCTAATGACATAAAGATCATCTGAATATTGTAAGTAACTCGATGCACTAAGGAAATCTACTGCTCTATCTTCGTCTTGATCAGGATTTCCAAATTTACTTGCAAGAGTTGCTTCGTTGTTAACGAGTACCGGCTGATTTACAGGACCCCAGCGAAAATCTCCTACTAATACCCCGGTTGATGTAGGTACGTTTGGGACTCCGTTAGTTAGGTCAACTTCACGAGTAATAATTGCCGGAGACTCTGATGCTGTATATAAAGCCATGTCTCTTTCCTTTTTCCATTTTGGTAAATTATAAGCTATTCCATAATACGTTTTTTTTCAATTAATAGTATTTATATAAAAATGAGTTTAGAAGTTTTCATGACTATACTCAACAGCCCATCCTTCTCTTTCTGGATCATATTGTGGTTGCTGATCTAATCCATCATCTATAAATCCAAATGGTAATATATCATCTTCAATTTCTTTCATTCTTTCTTCAAACATCATTTGTTTAATGTTAATATCTGTTATTTCATTAAAAAATATTGTTCCGCTAAAATAACTAAACATAATAAAATTCATTACTAAATCATCGTGATTACCTTGAGATGCTTCATATGACTGACCTTTTGCAACAAATGTAGATATTTCAAGTATAGTATTTTCATCGACTATTTCTATTTTTTGGTTTTCCAACAAATCTTTAAAAGAAGAACAACCAATACGTTTAACTTTTCTAGTCATAAGTAATCCAAGAGAATTAGCTTTTACGGTTGACTCAACAAACATATTTTCATATTCTAATTCGTGGTATAGACCATTACAGACAACTTGTCCTGCATCATTTGATTCAATTACCACCATAGCTTCATTATAAGAGGTTGCAAATTTATAAATAATATTTGGGTAGAGTAATGGAGAAATAGTATTGTTGCGATAGACTGCAACCTGTTTAAATGGATTAGCCGTCACATCGAGTAAATTAAAAGTCGAATAATCTTGACCTCTACCCTTTGCAACATCTACAGTCATAATGTATTGATGACCTTTTACAGGTTTTTCATATATTTTAACACCTTCCTTTGTTATTTGGATAGGATCTTTTCTTCTTAAAGATAATAAAGTTTCAGCACCAATAAGAGTATCTCCTGTGCCGAAGAATGTATTTCCAAATTCTTGATCAAACTGTAACTGAGAGGTATTAGCAATAGTTTGCTTTGCCCATTCTTTATCTCTTCCAGGAACATCCCACCAATCTACTCTAAATGATTTATATTCATTAACTCCTTGAGTAGCACCTTCCCATATCTTATGAAATACATTACCAATGCCATTAGCAGTGGAGGTAATAATTACTTTTGTATCTTTACCAGATGAAACAACAGGATATGTTGAAGTATAAAATTCATTTGCTCGTTCCACAAAAGCAAATTCATCAAGATATAAAAGATTAACAGACATACCACGAATAGAAGAACCAGATGTAGCAGCTGCAACTATTCTTGAATTATTACTAAATTCTATAGATCCTTTATTAAGTGCTTTACATCCAGGTTGTAAAAAGAACGGTAAGTTTTCAAGCATAAGAGTAATTCTACTAAGCATTTCTCTTGCAGTAGCACCTTTATTTGCCATAATTGCAATAGTTTTTTCGGGATGAAATAATGCAAACCAAAGCAAATAAGCAACAGAAGAAATAGATTTACCCGATTGCCGACAAGCAAGAACTATTGAAAATCTATTATCATTAAAATGTTTAAACATTTTCTCTTGATATGGATATAAAATAAAAGGCACTAATCCTTTATCAAGCGATATAATTTTACAGTAATTTTTTGCAAAGTATGAAGAATCTTGAGAACACTTTACATACTCATTTATCTGTTCTTGAGTCCACTGCTGAACAATACCATCACGTTTTACGTTTGGGTTACCGAGGTAACTTTCACTCTGATTCATCTCTTAATCTGTCCGTAATATCAATTACATTATCTTGTTTTTTATTCATATCTTGAAGCATACGTTGCAGTTCTACGGTAGAACCAACAAAAAGATTATTATTGGTTGTTCCTTCAACCTGTTTAGGTTCGTCTTTTTTTAAATAATCTTTCTTTTTCTTATGAAGATCCATAAGTCTATCATTTACGTCTGATATATTTTTAATCATCCCAGATACAACTTCAAATGCTCTGGGATGTTCCAGTTGCTTAGCGACTTCCATCATCTCTTCAAGAGCACCCTGACCTTTTTCTATTAGATCATAATAAGTTCTTCTTGAATATTCGAAGTCATCATCTACTCTATCTTCACTCACGTTATGCTCCTAATGAACCTTCTCCAATAATCCAAGCTTCACCATCCCAGATGCAGCCATAGCATGCAGTATTTGTTTTATCTTGATCCCATAACATATTAGGAATAGTACTTAGTACTCCACCACCATTTCTCCATTTTGCATTAAGCACATTCACTCTAACTATGTTTGTTCCGCCTTGTGTTTTATGCCAGAATTTTAATTCTTGTCCTACATACTCTCCATTTGGAAGGTCATATGTAGCTCCTGTAGTAACAAAATGGTTTGTTTTACTTATATCAACTGGTCCGCCTGCTTCTTCGGTATGAGATGCTTCTTTTACTACATTATTATTAAATTTAAGATTTTTACTAGTTCCTATAGTTTCAAATCCTATACTAGTCTGACCAGAGTCGAAATATAAACTATTATCACTTAAATATAAGTGTCTTACCTTATATTCTGCGCTGCCGATATCATAAGTAGAATTTGTATCAGGAATAAGATGAAAGTTCCAACCTCCATTCAAATAAGAAGCAACACCCGCAGAATCCAATCCGCTACCACCACCCGACTGTGCTACCCAATCATAATCAGTACCAGTCCAACTTAAAATTTCATTTGCGCTTGCGGTGCTTGTGTTTAGATGAGTGTCAACATCTGAATTTGTATAAGTTACTGCTGTCTGTTGTCTAGCTTGAATATATGCTGAATCTACAATATTAATAACTACAGCAGAATCAATTCCTCCACCAGTTCCTGATGTCTGATTAATCCAATCAAAGTCTGCACCTGTCCAACTAAGAATTTGATTAGGAGCAGCATTACCAAGATTTAAGTGAGTATTAACATCTGCATTATCATAAGTATTTTGTCTTGTTTGTATATAATTAGAATCAATAAGTGATGTAATCCTTGATGTAATATCAACAGAATCCAAATATGTAATCTGTCTATTTCTAATATAATCTTGATCTACTATTCCTGTAATAGTAGATGAATCTGCTTTTGAATTAACTCGAGTATCAAGATCCGTAAAGTTTCCGTCAAGCTCCGAGTGTGTTAGAGCAGAGTTTTTACTGTTTCTAAGAACAATTGGCATTTCTATCTCCTGTTTTTATGCACCCGAAGAGTCTACATAACC